TGATTTAAATAAGCAAACTATATTTCCTCTGGGGCATTTAATAGTTAACTCAATTACTTCAAGCGAACAAACTCTTACATTCAATCTTAGCATCTTAGCTATGGATATAGTCAATGTAGAAAAGAACGCAACAACAAATTGGTTTAGAGGGAACACAAACGAGCAAGATGTTCTTAATGCTCAATTCAAGGTTCTAAACAAACTACTACAAAAAATAAGAATAGGTAGCTTATATAGAGAAGGTTATCAAATTATAGGGGATGTATCCTTTGAGCCTTTTACAGATAGATTTGAGAACTTGCTTGCAGGATGGGCAGCAACATTTGATATAATGATTAATAACGACCAATCTGTCTGCTAATGCAATTAAGAAACACCAAAGAGGAGTTGAATAGGTTTGCTAAGTATGTTATTCAGCAAGCTAGAACTAATTTATCTAAGCAAAATAAAAATGTATCTAGTGATTTGTATGGCTCTTTAGGATATGACTTAAATGTTGATGCTAATAGTTTTTCTTTGGAGTTTTATATGCTTCCTTATGGTGCTTATGTAGACCAAGGTGTTTCAGGTACTAAAAAAAAATACAATACAATATTTAGCTACTCAAACAAGCAGCCACCTACAAAGGCTTTAGCTAACTGGGCAAAGGCTAGAAATATTAGGCTAAGAGATGAAAAAGGAAGATACAAGAAAGGAAACTACAAAAGCATAGGATTTGTTTTAGCAAGGTCTATTAAAGAAAAAGGTATTAAGCCTTCTTTGTTTTTTACTAAGCCTTTTGAAAAAGCCTTTGAAAGATTACCAGTAGACCTTATAGACAGGTTCAATTTAGATTTAGACGACTTATTAGATTTTACAACATAATGGCAAATATACTACTACGCTCCCCTCACTTTGAATACGAATCCGAAGCAGGCTCAAGCTATGCTATTTTAGAGTTATCTATTGATGGCACTTTGAGATACACTCTATCAAAAGACGTAGATGCGGATGAAGGAGTTTTGTTCGAAATTAGTGAATTAGCAAGAGATTACTTAGATATAACTTTTAGTGGCACATATACTTCTCAAGTTTTAGATATTACAGGAAATATAACATTTTATGATTCTAGTGATGTGCAAGTAGGTATTCCTTATCCTATTTCACACAAAGGCTTTGATGGCTATGGAGAATTTATGGATGGAGCAAGCCCTACAATAACTTCAGGTTCTTTGCTTCAAAGCAACACTATTATTTATATGCCAGAGAATACTGCTGGTAGAATTGCAGAAGAAAGCGCAGGAGCAATTAACTATGATGCATTTGGAAGCACAGCAATATCAGCTTCAACAGGAGGAGAAACAGTAACTATAGTAAGAGTATGTGAGCCTAAGTACACACCAATCAAGATGACTTTTGTAAACAAGTTTGGTGCTTTACAGGATATGTACTTTTTTAAGAAGTCTGTTGAAAGCGTAAATGTAACAAAAGAAAGCTACAAGCGCTCGTTAGTAAGCAGCACAGGAACTTATGACATCAATACACATTCTAAAAGAGTGCTAAATACACAAGGCACTACTAGTCTTAGCTTGAATACAGGATTTGTGTCAGATGCTATGAATCCAGCATTTGAAGAGATGCTATTATCCGAACAAGTATGGGCAACAATAGGAACTGATGTTATTCCTGTAGACATAACCACAACACAGCTAACTTATAAGACAAGCGTAAATGATAGGCTAGTAAATTATACTATCAATATAGAATATGCTTTTAACGTTATAAACGACCTAAGATAGATGCAAGTAGTGCAGTTGTACATAGAAGGAGAAAGAGTAGACTTATTTAAAGACGAGTCAGTAACAATCACACAAACTATTCAAAATGTTAAAGATATTTCTAAAGTATTTACAGACTTTTCTAAGACTTTTAACCTTCCTGCTTCTAAGCGCAATAATAAAATATTTAAGCATTACTACAACTATGACATAGATGGTGGCTACGATGCTAGAAAGAAAAAGACAGCAAGATTAGAACTAAACAACAAAGCATTTAGAAAAGGAAAGATAAAGCTAGATGGTGTTGTTCTTAAAAACAATAAGCCACATACTTACAAAGTTACTTTTTACGGAAACACAGTAGATTTAAAAGACTTACTAGGAGAAGATACGTTAAGCTCTTTAGACTGGCTAGATAACTTTAGCCACGAATATAATGCAACAGAAGTTTTAGATGCCTTGCAGAATGGAATAGATATAACTTTTGATGTAGATAGCGTATCAACAACATTTACTGACGCCTTAGTAGCTCCTCTTATTTCCCACACTACAAGACTATATTACGATTCTGCTACTACAGGCGATGGTAATTTAAATCCAGCCACAGGCAATGGAGTTCTTTTTGACCAGTTAAAGTATGCTATTCCTGTGCATATTATTGTTAAAGCAATAGAGCGGTCTTATGGAATAAATTTTTCAGATGATTTCTTTGTAAATACAAATGATGTTTATCAGAAGCTGTATATGTGGCTTCATAGAAAAAAGGGTAGTGCTTTTGATGAGGATGCGTTAGTTACAACTTTAATAGAAGGCTTTCCTGCTGATACAGTTCCTCCAGCAGTTACAGGTATTTATGGGAATGGTTCTAACTTCTATGTGTATGGATTGACAAGTTCTACACAAATGGCATATACCTTTACTGCTACTCAAACAACATCTAACAATTATTCTATAATAATCAAAAAGGATGGTCAAATATATAGACAAGAAAATGTAACAACTACAGGCGCTTATAATTTTACTGGTTATCTAACAAATTCTAGCACAGGATATCAGATTTTTATATATGCAGCAGGTAGTACCAACTTCTCAGGATTTTCTTTAGCGGTATCAAATGGTTTTACAGGAGAGAGCAAAACGTATAGTCAAACATCAGGCTTATTAGTATCTACATCACAAAACTTTATCATAACTGAGCAAATCCCTAAGATGAAAGTAATAGACTTTCTTACAGGACTTTTTAAGATGTTTAATCTTACTGCTTATTATGATGATGACACTATAGTAGTTAAAACACTAGATAGTTATTATGCAAGTTCTACTACTACAAGAGATATCACGAAATATGTAGCGGTAGGGGATAGTAATGTAGATTTAGCGCTTCCTTTTAAAGAAGTAGATTTTGGATATGAAGGTCTAGGAACTAAACTAGCCTTACAACATCAACAAGCTAATAATGTAGAGTGGGGCACAGTAGAATATCAAGGAGATGATAATTATGATGCAGGAGGAGGTGTCTATAGTGTTAAAGCACCATTCGAGCATTTAAAATATGAAAGACTTATAGATGGTTCAGGAGGCTCTTTAAAAACAGCTCAAGTAGGATGGTTTGTAGATGATAACAATGACCCTTACTTTGGCAAGCCTTTATTGTTTTATCCTATATCAATTATAGGAGATAATATTAGGTTTAAAAATAATAACCTAGGTAGCTTCAATGATATCAGCACATATTTTATTCCATCTAATAGTGCTACTGTTAACTCAGCAACAGATGATTCAAACATAAACTTCAACTTAGAAGTAAACGAATACACACTAGATACTTCTTTTGTAGGAACTTTATTTGAGGATTATTACAAAACATACATAGAAGAAATATTTAATACTAAGCTAAGGCTTACAAAAGTAAAAGCGTATTTACCTATTAACTTCTTGCTTAATTACACATTAGCAGACAAAGTTCAAATCCTAGATAGAATTTATAAAATTAACAGCATAGAGAGTAACTTAGAAACTGGAGAGAGTAATTTGGAGTTATTAAACATAGTGAGTTCAATAGTTGTGCCTACACCTACACCTACACCCACTCCTACCCCCACACCAATTCCAACTCCAGTTCCTACACCTACACCAGTTCCAACCCCTACGCCTACTCCTACTCCTGTTCCTACAGCACCTACTCCAACCCCAATACCAACACCACCTACTCCAATTTGTGATTGTAATGATGCTCAATTTAGTTTATACAATGGAGTTGTAGGCGCTACAATTACATCTTCTGATTATACTGTTGCTTCAGGATTTACTGTAAATAGCATATCGCCATCTACATATCAATCAGGAACAAATACTTATACAGCTAATATAACAGTTGGAGGTTCTTGTTCAAATAGTGGTAATGTGATACAATGTACAGATACAGCATTAGGAGATATTTTATATTACAAATTAGATGCTTGTAGTCCAGCAACAGGACAATGTTATACTAGCATTACGCCAGTATTGACTTCTCAAAGATATATTGATGCTACTACTAGCGAATATTATGTTTATGATAATACTGCTGGAGTAATTGGAAATCAAGGCAATCCTTGTGGCGGAAGTATTCAAATTGTTAGTGGTCAATCAGGCTGTCCTGCACCAACCCCTGTGCCAGTTCCAACTCCTCCTGCTACGCAAAACATACAAGTTAGAGAGTGCGGAACTACATCTCCTACTTATGGATTTACAGTTAATACAACAGGATTAACAACAGGACAGGCATTAACTACTAGCACATCACCATATACAGGTGTAAATTGGGAAATTATAGATGATGCGTTTACAGGAACTATAGATGCTAGTGTTACTATTTCTACAGTATTGCCTGGAGGATGTCCTGCGCCAACTCCTACCCCAACACCTACTCCGACACCAACACCTGTTTCAGTTTGGTATCAAATGACCGACTGTTCTGATAGTTCAACAATCTATTCTCAACAATATACTCAAGGAGATTTTGCAATCAATGAGAGAGTGACGATGATTGGCGGAATAACAGCAGTAATCACAGCTGAATTATTATCTGACCCGGGAGGCTTCTTATATGCAATAACATCTACAGGACAAACAGGATGCCCATAATATGCAATACACAGATAAATCACAAATACCTAGACTAACAGAAAAAGGATTTAAGATAGTTAAATGCCCACAAGATACTTGGGAATTAATTATAGATGCTTACAGGCTTCTAAAGCCAACAGAGCAAGAGGAGAAGTTTGAGGGCAAAGATTATTATATTCAAGGAGGAGAAACTAACTTGCTAGACTTTGGTCAGTTGCCACAGATTAAGAAACGAATACACAATGACCTATTGCCAATGCATCAAGAATGGTGTGGCAAAGAAATAGAGCCTAGTTTCATTTATGGAATAAGAAGCTATAAAAGAGGAGCTACCCTTAAAAATCACACAGACATAGTAACTACACATCACATAGCCTCCATAATAATTGTTGACAAGGATTTAAGATGTGGCTGTCAAAACAAAGAGTTTGGTAGTGATTGGGCTTTAGACTTTCAGACACACGATGGAGAGTGGCATAAGATTTATGCAGAGGTTAGGGATATGATTATGTATGAATCTGCTATATGTGAACACGGAAGGACAGAACCATTTGAAGGAACTTATTTCAACAACTTCTTTGTGCATTATAAATTTAAAGAATGATTACTATTCCTGTTGCTGTAGCAAACGACTGGTTTAAAAAGCAAATAGATTTTTTTCAGTACCAACACTTTGAAGTCTATGGCAAAGAGGCTATGCAAAAAGCTATTATTCCTATAGTCAAAAGGAACTATATAAATGAATCAATAAAAGAAGATGTAGATTGGAATCTAAAACTACCTTACAAGATGGTAGACTCTATTTTGGATTTATATAGTTTAGATAAGGATTGGCTAATTCCCACGAATGTTTTTACAGCAGCAAAGCAAATCATAGAGGACTTACCTGATAATGAGATTGTAGAAATAATAGATTCAGATTTAGTACACTTAAAAAAATATGATGGGGTAGAGCCAAGTTATGATGAAGTTATAGCAGATGCTTTTTATGAGGACTGGCATTTAAAAACCTCTACTAGAAATAGCGAGAATTTTTATGTTATAAGAAAGTATTTGAAGCATAACGACTTTAAATATATGAATGGAGGCTTTAATGTTATAGCAAGAGTAGATACAATGAAAGCTATAATAGATGAAATCATAGAAATAAGTATTAGAATATGTTTTGAACAAAAAGGCAACAATCATAGCTGGTGGCAAGCAATGTATGGACTTAATGTAGCTTGTCATAATAATAAGATAAAAATGATTGATGGCAAAAACTGCTACTATCCTAATATAAACAAACTAAGAGATGAGCATCACATAGCACACTACTGTTGTGATAGCTATATGGATAAAAGAAATATGAATGGCTTAGAGCCTGAAAAGTTCCCTAACAACAAATTTTACAATCAAGCTAAGAAATGGTTAAAGAGTGTATAGTATTAGCTCATAGTGAAGATGAAAAGACTAGCAAAATGCTTGTTGACTGCATAGCAGCTTTAAAGAAGCAAGGTTTTAGAGTTATAGTAACAGACCACTTCATAAATAAAGAAGCCTATGAGCTTGCTGATGCTTATGTTTACAATTACGAGAATCCTATTCTAAGACCCGAGCAATACAGCCAGTACAATCTAAACCACATAACAGAAAAAATAGTAAATGGCTATAAAGTTTGGAATCCTGTTACAACCTTTGCAGCGTATGCTATTATAGAACTAATTAAAAAAGGATTAGAAGCAGTAAAGTCTAGTAAGTGCTTAGTATTAAACTATGATTGGCATATTAAAGGAAGCATAGATAATCTATTTGAATATGATACAGATGGAGTATTTTTTAAATATGCAGATGACAAGTCTTATTACACATCTATTTTTTTAGCCAATAAAAGGCTTCTAAGCAACTTAAATGAAATAAATAGCATTGATGACTATGCGAAGAATTTAAAGTACTTAGAATGGTTTTTTTATGACTTGTATCAAGATAAGAACATAACAGTATTAGACAAGCCTCCTTTAGAAAAGTTTAATCACGACTTGAATTATAGGGTTTCAAATATAAAAACAAATAATAAGTTTTATAAAACAAAAGAAAATAGCGTTATATATATAAATGGAGATAAAATAGATGAATACACTTTGCATAACAGTTATAGACTGTTTGATGGAGATAAAGAGTTATTTGTAAATCTAGGAGAAGAATATTTTAAATATCATATAGCTACAAAATGTTAGAAAATATATTACAAACACTTAGCCTAGCAAAAGGAGAAACAGAGAATATTAGAATAGCTCAAGGTAAATATCATTTGCCTGACACATTTAAGGAGGCATTTAAAACAATTAAAAAAGAAATGAAATGGCAAGAACCTACTCAGCAGAATATGTAACTAAATTAAAGCTAGATTACAAAGAAGCCACTAAGAATTTAGATGAATTTCAAAAAGAATATACTAAGCTAGAAAAGCAAGTACAAGACCAAAACAATGCTACTTCTAAAAGCATTAAGAATATTGAGAAATCCTCAAGTTCAGCAGCCAAAGGAATTAAAGGCATTGGCAATGCTATTAAAGCAGCAGGTATTGGATTGGCTATTGCAGCATTTGCTAAACTTACAGAGGTGTTTAATCAAAACCAAAAAGTAGCAGACTTTTTTAATACTACTTTTGAGGTTCTTAGCTTAACCTTTAATGATTTCTTTAATTTCTTACAAAGAAACATTGGAGCAGTTAGTGGCTATTTTAAAGCAATATTTGATGACCCTATACAATCTATAAAAGATTTTAGTTCTGCTATATATGATGGCATTGTAGCTAGATTAAAACAAGGATTAGAGGCTTTAGGAATGTTTGGTAGTGCAGCGGTTAAGTTTTTTGCAGGAGATTTTGCTGGAGCTTTTCAAACAGCTAAAGATGCTTCTAAGGAATTATTTGATGTAGTTACAGGAGAAGATGGCGGTTATGAAAAAATAAAAGAATCTGTTAAAGGTGCTGTGCAAGGAATAAAAGAATACGTTAAAAGCACTATTGATACTGCTGCTTCTATGGTCGAGTTAAACAAACAAGCTAGGCTAAATGAAGTAATAAATCAAGGATTGATTGAGAAATACGATAGACAAGCTGAGAAACTAAGACAAGTAAGAGACGATGAAGCTAATACTATACAAGAAAGAATAGAAGCTAATGAAAAATTAGGCAGGGTGCTAGATGAGCAAGAAAAAAAGATGCTTGAAAATGCACAAGCTAGAATCAAAGCAGCAGAATTAGAACTATCTAAGAATCAAGAGAATATAGATGCTCAAATAGAATATCAAGAAGCATTAAATGAACAAGCAGCAATAGAAGCTCAAATAGAAGGCTTTCGCTCTGAGCAACTAATGAATAGAATGTCTTTACAAAGAGAGCTTAGTGATATGACTAAAGAAGATGCTGTAGAAGAAGCAGAGGTATTTGAGTGGACTCAAGAGGCTAAAAATGAAGCAATACAACAAGGAGTAGCAGGTGCAGTAGCTCTAGTGGGAGAAAACTCTAAGTTTGCTAAGGGAATAGCAATAGCAAATGCAATTAGAGATACATACGCTGGAGCATCCAAAGCCTTAGCGCAAGGAGGCATATTTGGTGCTATAGGCGCAGCTAGTATAATAGCTTCAGGATTAGCGAATGTAAGAGCAATCACACAAACAGATGACCCAGCAGCTCCTTCTTATGCATCTTATTCAGGAGGCGGTGCTAGTATTACTCCTCCAACAGTTGAAGCACAAGCACCTGACTTTAATGTAGTAGGTGTAGGGGGTACAAATCAGTTAGCAGATGCCATAGCAGGGCAACAAGCTAAACCACAAAGAGCCTATGTAGTAAGCAACGATGTTACAACAGCACAAGGGCTAGAAAGAAACATAGTAGAGGGTGCTAGTATTTAAAATGCAAATTAATTTAAGATAAACGTTATATAATTATGAGAATAGTAGAACTAATCTTAGACGAAGAACAAGAAGCAGCAGGAATCGAAGCTATCTCTGTTGTAGAAAACCCAGCTATAGAAGAGGATTTTGTTGCTTTAAAAGCAGAAGAAATAAAACTAGCAGAGGTAAATAAAGAAAAGCGTATCCTTATGGGTGCGTTATTAGTGCCTAACAAGCCCATATACAGACGTTCAGGAGAAGATGAGTACTATATATACTTTTCAAAAGATACTGTCTTAAAAGCCTCTCAAATGTATTTAATGAAGGGCAATCAAAACAACTCAACATTAGAACACCAATACGAACTATCAGGACTTAGCTTAGTAGAATCTTGGATAGTAGAAGATGAGGTACACGATAAGAGCAGAAAATATGGTATGGAAGTGCCTATTGGAACTTGGATGGGTGCTGTAAAGGTAAACAATGATGATGTTTGGGAAAACTATGTTAAAACAGGAAAGGTAAAAGGCTTTTCTATTGAGGGATATTTTGCTGATAAAATGGAAAGACCTCAAGATGCTGTAGGAATGAGCAAAGAAGAATTAGAAGCACAAGATATTATTAATAAACTCACAGATTTACTAAAAGATTAAATAATTTACGATGAAACCAGAACTACAAAAAATCTTTACAAAGCTATCAGAGGAGAAACTTGAGAAAGTGGAGTTGGCTACTATCAATGAAGTTATAAAAAGTTTAAATCAATTAGAAACAGAAATTAAAGGAGAGGGAAGATTATATGAATCCTTTAAGAAAACATATTATGATGTAGCTGAGTTAAGTAGTGAAATAATTAGTTTGCAAGCAAAAAAGGATAAATTAATAAAACCTTATAAAAATATAATACCTCAAATCAAGAAAAAACTATCTGAATTAACTAAGGAATTAAATAAAACTGAATCAGATGCAAAAACAACAATCGCAAAAATGAAAGATTTAGGAATAGAAAATAAGGACATAGATTTAAGAAAAATAGAAATTTTAAAAAATGAAATTAAAAAATTAGATTTTAATTTCTTAAATGAACTTCCTTTTTAAAAACACAGCAAGCTAATGGCTAAGATTCAAATATCAAACTATAGAAAAAAGCCAAAGGTTAGCAGACCTAGTGTTCATTCTAAAACTAAGATGAGCAGCTTAAAATCTTCAAAGAACTATAAGAAAAAATACAGAGGGCAAGGTAGATGATAAAAAACACTTCATACAAGGTACAAGCAGATGTAGATACTGATGAGATAAGAAACCAGTATCAGATAGAGGAGGGAGCTTATGTTACTACCTCAACAGGGGTCTATACTGTTTGGAATGGAGAATGGAGAAAGATTTATCCTCAAGGTGGTGCTTATAGTGGATTAGGATGGGGTAGATATATGGACACAGAGTATACAGAGGCAAGTCCATTTTCTTTAGCTGCTGACACTTTAACTATATTGCCAAATAATAAAGGCAATGTAATAACAAGCGATTCTTTTGTTGACTATTATGAGAATGATGCAAATCAAAAAATAAAAGGCGACAACCTTAATGATGTTTATATACTTACTGTGCAATTTAGAGCGCAATCGCCAAACGCTAATCAAACGCATTTAGATTTAACTATTGAGAATGGTGGTGGGAATATACAAAACCTTGAAATTGCTTTAGCATATATAAAGGGAAATTCAACACCACAGTTTTTCCATAATGTATTCCATTATTATATAGACCAAAACTTCTTGGATAATGGCGCATCAGTTGGTATTAATTCTCACGGAGGTACATCGACTATTTGGGATATAGAATACTTTATACAAAAAACACAGAATTATGCGTAAAGAACACAAAACACCTAGTAGAACATCTCCAAAAGGAAGTAGTAGAGGTTGCCTTTGTAAGGACTCAAACACCTATTCTAAGAAATGTTGTGATGGCTCTTTATGGGCTCAAGGCATAGGAAAAATATATGGTAACAATTAAAATTTAAGAAATGATTAAAAAAGAAATTGCAGAGAAGCTATTTAAGGCTGAGCTAAAACAAGAGAAGATAGAGCTTGCTTTGGTAGATGATTTTACCAATCAATTTGAGCAACTGCTAGATGTTCAAGAAAAAGCAGGATTAGATTTAATTGATGCTGCAAGAAAAGCTGAGGTTCGTTTTAAAAAAGCAGAAGCAGACGCAAGCAATGCTTTAAAAACAGCAGCAAAACTAGAGTCCTCTTTTAAAGAATTAGGAATAGATATTCCAACTATAGTGCAAAATAAGATTAATAGTGTAAAGTCTATTCAAAAAGAATTAGCCTCATATTCATCTAATATCAAAAAGATATATGCTATGTTCTAGTAGCGAAAATGCAAAATACAAATCAATAATCGTTATATAAATATGAAAAATCCAACAGAAATGCTAAAGGAAATTAAAAACCTTCTAGGCATTGAGCTTTCTGAGGAAGTTAAAGAGCAAGAAGTTACTACTGAACAAGTAGAAGCTAGTGCTGAAGCAACTGAAGAAACTAAATTAGCTCAAATGAGCCTAGAAAACGGAACAGTTTTAGAAGCTGAGGCTTTTGAATCAGGAAATGAAGTGTTCATCGTTACAGAAGATGAGCGTGTACCCGTACCAGTAGGAGAGTACCAAATGGAAGATGGTAAAATCCTAGTAGTATCAGAGGAAGGAATGATAGCAGAAATCAAAGAAGCAGAAGTTGAAGAAGAAGTAGAAGCTGCTGTTGAATATGCTACAAAAGAAGAATTAGCTGAGATTCGTTCAATGGTTGAAGAAATAGCAGCTATGATTAAAGAAAAAAAGGAAATGGCTGAAGAACAAGCAAAAGAAGAAGCACAATTAAAAGAAGAACTATCTGCTCCTGCTGTTGCTCCATTGAAGCACAATCCTGAAACAGAAACAAAAAAACCTCAAGTGTTATTTAGCCAAAAAAGAGCTATAAGCACTCGAGATAGAGTATTTGAAAAAATCGCAAACCTTAAATAAAAAATAAAAAATGGCAACTACAACTAGTATTACCAGTACTTATGCTGGCGAATTTGCAGGGAAATATATCGCTGCTGCACTATTATCTTCTCCAACATTAGAGCAAGGTAATATCGAAATTAAACCTAATGTAAAATACAAAGAGGTTATTAAAAAAGTAGCTACTGATTCAAACGTTATCAAAGATGCTACTTGTGACTTTACTGACACAGCTACAATCACTCTAACTGAAAGAATCCTTCAGCCAGAAGAATTCCAAGTAAACTTAGAGCTTTGTAAGAAAGATTTTCACTCAGATTGGGAAGCTGTACAAATGGGATATTCTGCATTTGACAACCTACCTCCTGCATTTAGTGATTTCTTAATTGCACACGTTGCTGGGTTAGTAGCTGAAAAAAATGAGCAAAACATTTGGGGTGGTGTTACAGGTACTGCTGGAGAATTTGATGGATTAACAGTTTTAATGGCTGCTGATGCTGATGTAAATGATGCTGCTAACGGAGGAGAAACTGCTTTCTCATCTTCTAACATCGTAACTTTGCTTTCTAACGTAGTAGATGCTTTACCAACTGCTGTTTATGGCAAAGAAGATTTAGGTATTTATGTTCCTAGAGCTGCTTGGCAATCTTACATCCGCCACTTAGGAGGATATGCAGCAAATGGTGTTGGTGCTTCTGGTACAGATACTAAAGGTTCTCAATGGTACAATCAAGGTAACGCTCTTTCTTTTGAAGGAATTAAAGTTATTCTTGCACCTGGAATGCCTTCAGACCACATCGTAGCAGGTCAAAAATCTAACCTTTACTTTGGTACTGGTCTTTTATCTGACCACCAAGAAGTTAAATTGTTAGATATGGCTGATTTAGATGGTTCTCAAAACGTAAGAGTAGTGATGAGATTTACTGCAGGTGTACAGTACGGAATTGGTAGCGATTTAAGTTTGCTGACTTTAGCATAACAAAAAAAATAATTGTCTAATATAAAGGGTGGGTTAGGACAATTCCTGCCTGCCCTTTTTTAATACTAAAAAAATATGGCTTGTGCACTAACATCTGGAAGGTCGCTACCTTGTAAGTCAGCAGTAGGCGGATTAAAAACTGTTTACTTTGCTGATTATGGAACACTAGGTACGGCTACCATTTCCGCAGGAGAGATTACAGCCTTAGCAGGAACACCTACTTGGTATCAGTATGACATCAAAGGTAATTCTAGCTTAGAGACTACAATCAATTCCTCAAGAGAAAATGGTACTACCTTTTATACTCAGACCTTGAATCTTACTCTAACTTATTTAGATAAGTCTACTCAAGAAGAAATTAAATTACTAGCTGCTGCTAGACCTCACGTTGCTATTGAGGATTACAATGGAAACTTTTTCCTAGTAGGACTTGAGCACGGAGCGGAGGTTACTAATGGTAGTATCGTCAGCGGGGCAGCAATGGCTGACCTCTCAGGATTCACTTTGACACTTGAAGCTATGGAAACAGCTCCAGCTTACTTTGTTACTTCAACAGTAATTACAAGTGATGCTTCAGGTACTCAGATTGACCCTGATGCTTAATTGATGTTTTGATGAGAAAGAGGCTAGCAGAAATGTTAGCCTTTTTTTTTGCTCCTATGCAAAATAATTAAGTTTTATCGTTATATATGTATGAAGATACTTACGACTAGCACATCTGCTCAGACTTTAAGATTTGTACCTAGAGAATATGTTACTAGTGCAACATTGTTTTTAAGAGATGATAGCACTAATGTTGTAACTAATCAAACAGTTAGTTTAGTACAAGATGGGGATGAACTAGTATATACAGCTAGTTTTAATCTTATTGAAGGCAGATTCTATGATTTTAATTTTGTTGTAGACCCTAATTTATTTGAACAAAACACTTTAACTTGGGATATGAACTATGATAATTGGGAAGCATCACAAGGTGCAGCTTTATCCCTTTATAAAGATAAAATATTCTGTACTGACCAAACTCTTGACCAAACAGAGGATGAATATTACAGCGTAAATAAAAATGTGTATGTTTCAGAGAATACATACGATAATGATTACATAATAATATGAGAAAAGTAAATAATTACAGGACTGCTCCAAAATCAGCACCTAAATCTGAGGTACATCTGGTAAACCTCAGCACATATACTTCTCCTAAAATAAAAGAAGTAAGAGGCAAAGAATGGGTGTCTTATGGAGAGGATAACAATTACTTTCAATATTTGATAGATAGATACAATGGCTCTCCTACAAATAACGCTGCTATCAATGGTTTGTCTGAAATGATTTATGGAAAAGGATTAGATGCTACTGATTCTAGCAAAAAACCAGATGAATATGCACAAGCTATAACATTGCTTAAAAAAGATTGCGTTAGAAAACTAGTATATGACTTAAAATTGATGGGAAGCTGTGCAATGCAAGTTATTTATTCTAAGGATAGAACTAAAATAGCACAAGTAGAGCATTTTCCTATTGAAACATTAAGAGCAGAAAAATGTAATGAAGAAGGAGATATAGAAGCCTATTATTATTTTAAGGACTGGGCTAATATTAAAACAAGTGATGAGCCAAAAAGAATACCTTGCTTTGGTTATAGCAAAGAATCAATAGAGATATATGTAGTTAAGCCTTACAGAGCAGGATTCTATTACTACTCGCCTGTAGATTATCAAGGAGGTTTGCAATATAGTGAGCTAGAAGAAGAAATTAGCAACTATCACTTAAACAACATAATGAATGGTCTAGCTCCATCTATGTTAATCAACTTCAATAACGGAGTGCCAAATGAAGAGCAAAGAAGATTAATAGAAAATAAAATCTATGAAAAGTTTTCTGGCACATCTAATGCAGGCAAGTTTATCCTTAGCTTTAATGATAATGCAGATGCTCAGGCTAATATAGAGCCAGTACAGTTATCTGATGCACATAATCAATATCAATTCCTATCTGATGAAAGCTCAAGAAAAATCCTAGTAAGCCATAGAATCGTTTCTCCTATGCTTTTAGGCATCAAGGATAACACAGGGCTAGGAAACAACGCAGAAGAGCTTAAAACAGCCTCTATTTTGATGGATAACACAGTTATCAGACCTTTTCAGAATTTATTGATAGATGCTTTTGACCAAATCTTAGCTTATAATAGTATTTCACTTAATTTATACTTCAAAACGTTACAGCCTTTAGAGTTTACAGATTTAGAAAATGTAACAGACCAAGAAACAAGAGAAGAAGAAACTGGTGTTAAGATGAGTAAGCAACAACCTGAGGCAACTGAGGGGCTTGCAGACTTGTTAGATGAATTTGGAGAAGAAGAAGATTTAGAAAACTGGGTACTTGTTGATGAAAGAAAAGTAGATTACGACCAAGAAGAGGCTTTAGACAAAATGATAGGGTTAGCTTCTACAGGAATTGCTAGACCAAATGCAAAGAGTGTGCAAGATGGAGAAGAAAATAATCTAAGATTCAAAGTAAGATACCAATATGCACCACTAACAACCTCAGATAATAGCAGAGAGTTTTGTAAAAAGATGGTAGCTGCTAAGAAAATTTATAGAAAAGAGGACATTCAAGCTATGAGTCAAAGAGCAGTTAATGCAGGATGGGGACCTAATGGAGCTGCTACTTATGATATTTGGCTATATAAAGGAGGAGGAGATTGTCATCACTTTTGGATTAGAAAAACCTATATGGCAAAAGATGTTAATCCTGATGCTACTAATCCTAATGCTGAGATAAGTGTAAATAAAGCAAAGAAGGAAGGCTTTACTCCTGAGGTAAATAATCCTAAAGTAGCTAAAAGACCAAAAGATATGAAAAATAGAGGATTTTTAAAACCTAGAGGATAATGGCTACAGCACTATTTATAACAAGAACAGATTTAGTAAGAAATAGCATCTTAGATGGTAATGTAGATACTGATAAGTTTATTCAGTTCATTAAGATAGCGCAAGAGATTCACGTTAGAAACTATCTAGGCTCTGATTTATACAACAAGATTAGCAATGACATCCTAGCTAATAATTTAACAGGAAACTATCTAACACTAGTAAACACTTATGTACAACCTATGCTTATACACTATGCTATGGTAGATTACTTGCCTTTTGCAGCATATACTATCAAGAATGGAGGGATATATAAGCACGTTAGCGAAACAGCAGAAACTGTAAGCAAAGAAGAGGTTGATTACTTAGTACAAAAAGAATTAGATATAGCTGAGTATTACACACGCAGATTTATTGATTATATGGCTTTTAATCAAGCGTTATTCCCTGAATATACTTCTAATTCAAATGATGATATAAGTCCTTCGTATGAGGCTAATTTTAATGGCTGGGTTCTATGAAGTACAAACCAAAAGAAAAAAACGTTACTAAACTGAAACAATATTTAAATAAAATAACAAATGGCAACATTAACAGGAAATCAAATAAAGGACACCTATAAATCATTACTTAAAGTAGATGATAACGGAGAGTTAGCAGCAACGCTCCAAGAGATTACTGATGGTAATGGTAATGGCTCAGGTGTTAGTTTAAATACTGAAGGAGATTTAAAAGCTACAGGAACTTTAGAGTTTGGCTCTTTGAAAGATACAGGAGAGGCTATTACTATAACAAAGTTTGTAGATGAAGCTGATGGCATTGCAAATAACGATAATGATACTTCTATTCCTACTTCTGCTGCTGTTGTTGATTATGTTGCTGCTAAAATAACGCTAGAGGATTTAGATTTTGCAGGAGATACAGGTACAGGCTCTGTAGACTTAGATAGTCAAACATTTACAATCTCTGGTACTGCTAATGAGATTGAAACATCAGGAAGCGGTCAAACACTTACAGTAGGTTTAGTAGATTCTCCTACTGTTTCAGGTACTATCACAGCAGGAACAATTACAGATGGAACTGCTTCTTTAACAGGGGGTACTTTAACAGGGGATTTAACAGGTACAGTTACTGGTACTTCTGTTTTAGCGGATGGTGTTACAGGAACTACTCAAGCGACAAGTGATGACTCAACAAAGATAGCTACTACTGCTTTTGTTAAATCGGTTCTTACTTTAGAGGACTTAGACTTTCAAGGGGATAGTGGAACAGGAAGTGTTGATTTAGATTCTCAGAGTTTAGATATTGCAGGAGGCACAGGAATTGATACAGTAGCTTCAGGGCAAACACTTACTGTAAATATTGATAGCACAGTAGCAACCCTTACAGGCACTCAGACACTAACCAATAAAACAATAGACGCTGACAACAATACTATTTCAAACCTAGAAGTAGATAATTTAAAAGCAGGAGTTTTAGATACGGACTTGAGTACAGTATCAGCTTCAGATGACACTATAGCATCTGCTAAAGCAATTAAAACCTATGTAGACGAACAAGTAACTGCTCAAGATTTAGACTTTGGTGCTGACACAGGCACAGGTTCAGTAGATTTAGATAGCCAAAGTTTAACAGTATCAGGAGGTACAGGAATAGATACTACAGCGAGTGGGCAAGATGTGAGCATTGCAATAGACAGCACAGTAGTTACTTTGACAGGTACTCAAGAACTCACAAACAAAACTATAAATGCTGATAGCAATACAGTAACAAACTTAGAGGTGGATAACCTTAAAGCTGGTGTTTTGGATACAGACCTTACTACTGTTTCTGCAAGTGATGACACTTTAGCTTCAGCAAAAGCCATTAAGACTTATGTAGATTCTCAAGTTACTGCACAAGACTTAGATATTACAGATGGTACTACAACTTCGGCAGTAGATTTGGATTCTCAAACAATGACAATTCAAGGTACGACTAATGAAGTAGAAGTAGGATTAGTAGACCAAACCTTCACAATAGGATTACCTGACGATGTAGTAATTGCAGGAGATTTAACAGTAAACGGAACTACTACAACTGTAAATACAGAGACGCTATCGGTAAAAGACCCACTTATAGAGATGGCTAATGACAATGCAGCCAACACAGTAGACACAGGGTTCTATGCTAACTACTCTTTAGATGCAGGGGTTACTACTAAGTTTGCAGGGTTGTTTAAGGATGCAAGTGATTCAGATACCTTTAAGCTATTTAAAGGCTTAGAAGTAGAGCCTACTACTACAGTTGATACAGCAGGCACAGGATATTCTTTAGCAGATTTAGATGTTGCAGGTCTTAGTGCTTCTTCAGGAGTTATCTCAGGAGACCTCACAGTAGATACTAACACTTTATACGTTGATAGTGCAGACAATAGGGTGGGAATTGGAACACTCGACCCACAAGTTAATTTACAAGTGGAAGGCACTATTATGAATTATCGAAGTAGATATTCTACTAATGCAGGAGCTTCATATTGGGATGTTCGTAGGGATTCATCAACTGGTAATTTTGTTATTTCAGATGATGGTCTTGGTGATGTTATAGAGATAGCACAAGCCACAGGAAACGTCGCAATAGACACAAACACTTTATACGTTGATTCAAGTAATAATCGAGTGGGGATAGGTACTACGAATCCTGCTTCTTTATTACATTTAGAAAGTGCAAATTCGCCTGTTTTAAGAATAAAAGATACTACACAAGGCGTCACATTATTAGCTTTTTCTCAAGATACTAATTCACACATAGGTACTTATAGTAATCACGACCTTGTTCTTGATACTAACAGTACCGAACGTCTACGCATAACCTCGAATGGTCTAGTGGGAATAGGAACTTCGAGTCCTAACTATAAATTATCAGTGGATGATGATTCAATTACATCTGCACCTAAAACATTATTGCAATTTAAATCAGCAAATATAGATGATGGTGGCGGTTACGATATAGACTTTAGAACAAGTAGTAATGATTTAGCAGACAGGTTTATCTCTAGAATAAGAGGTGTCAGAGAAGGAGCTGGGGCGAAAAGTCAATTATCTTTTTGGACAGACGACGGCAGTTCTTTAGGGCAAAGAATGACTATAAACTCAAGTGGCAACGTAGGGATAGGTACTGCGAATTCTAATTATAGATTTAATTTATCTAATTCAAGTACTTTAACCCCAGTTTACCAACAATTTACAAACGGAACAACTGGAACTACCGCAAACGATGGAACCGTTATGGGTATTGATTCAGATGGAGATTTTATAATTAACAACCTAGAAGCTAAAGATGTAAGGTTATATACTTCTGACACCGAGCGAATGCGTATAGATTCGAGTGGTAATGTTTGCATTGGTGATGGTAATGTAAACAATACTTGGAGCGTTGGAAAAGCATTTACAGTTTATAGAAAAGGTAGTTCTATTTGGACTGGTTATGCAGGAGAAACCGACATAATGGCGAATGTTTATTATGATGGTGGATATAAATATGCAAATACAGGTGCTTACGGCGCAAGAATAAATGTTGGTAATACAAATGGAGATATAGCATTTTATAATACTAATGTTGCTGGTACTGCCGATACTACTGTTACTTTAAACGAACGAATGCGCATAACGAGTGAGGGGAATGTTTTGTTTGGTACTACAGGCACACCTGGTAGTTCTGTTTATGGTAGTGCTTTTATTGATGGCGGTAGCGGTCTTAGACAATTATTTCAATCAACATCTACAACTAATGTAGTTTCTGTACAAAGATTCTATAATCCTAACGGAAATGTTGGGTCAATTCAATTAAGCGGTTTTTCAACATCATACGTCACTTCTTCTGACTACAGACTAAAAGAGAATGTAGTGCCTATGGAGGGTGCTTTAGATAGAGTAGATGCGCTAAAACCAAGTCGCTTTAACTTTATTGCAGATGCTGACAAAACAGTAGATGGATTCCTTGCTCACGAAGTAGCCGAAGTAGTACCTGAAGCTATTAGTGGAGAAAAAGATGCAGTAGATGAAGAAGGAAACGCAATCTATCAAGGAATTGACCAAAGCAAATTAGTACCTTTGTTAGTTGGCGCAATTCAAGAACTACGAGCAGAAATAGAAACTTTAAAATCACAAATAAATAAATAAATAATGACTTACACTTGGAACAACAAAACAGTAGACACTTATCCTTCACTAGAGGGTAACACAGATGTAATCTTTAATGTACATTGGAGATTAACAGGAGAGGACACAGATGGTAACGTAGGGAGTACCTATGGAACTATTGCTTTAGACACTACAGACCTTTCTAGCTTCACATCCTTTGCAGATATTACCGAAGAGCAAATCAATGGTTGGGTAGAAGCTGCAATGGGAGAAGAAGAAGTACAAGCTAAAAAAGATGCTATCGATGCGCAGATAGCTGAACTGGTAAACCCTAGTGTGGTTACCAAAACAATAGGCGCAGAATAATTATTAATTTTTAAATTTAAGTAAAATGGCAAAAGAAAAAAAGACCCCAATTACTATTGATGACAAAGAGTATTTCTATGAAGATTTAACTGCAGAGCAACAAACTATAGTTAATCATATCTCAGACTTGCAACGTAAGATACAGTCTAGTGAGTTTAACTTGCAGCAGTTAGCTTTTGGTAAAGATGCTTTTGTTAGGGCTTTAAAAGAAGCATTAGAAAAAATAGAAGAATAAATTATGGAAAATTTGAAGATATACGGATTCAACGCAATAGCATTAGCATTATCAATAACAGAGATTAATCCCTATCTTCAGACGATTTCCCTTGTCTTAGCAATAGGGTACACAGTAATCTCAATAAGTAAGAAACTAAAATGAATATAGATTTAAACGGAGATAAGAAAGCAGACCTTTCTATTAGTTTACCTCAAATAATAACCTTATTGGCTATGTTCGCTTCAATAGTGGGTTCTTATTATACATTAAGTGCAAAGATTGAAACAAACAGTTCTGATATAACTAAGTTAAAGTACAATGAGAAAGAATATACTTGGAAAGCTCAGAGAACTTTAGAGAATCAAGTTAAAACATTAGAAATAGAAACTCGTGCTTTTATGAAGGACATAGAGTATCTTCAAAGAGAAAGGGATAAGATTAGATAGAAATTTGTAACTTTAAATAAAAAATATGATTTTATACATTTTACTTGGTGTTGTGTTAGCGGTACTTTTTGTTAATGTAGCAGCAATATGGTTAACTAGAAAAGGATTGACAGAAGATAAGAATAACAATATGATTCCTGATGTTCTTGAAACTAAATTTGAAAACTTAAAAAAGGATGTAGCTTTTAGAGTTGACAGAGTAGGAGAAGAACTTAAAGACGTTTCTAATGCTATTAAAGAAGTGGGCAATCAATTAGGAGATGTGCCTAAAGCTGTAGCAGGAAAAGCAAGAAAAGGAAGAAAGAATGAAGAAGATTAGTGAACACATATCTTATAAAGAAGCAACGTATTCAAATACTGCAACACGCTTAAATATTGAGAATATTCCAAACGAATCTCAGTTAGCCAATATGCAGGCTATAGCCGAGAATGTATTTGAGCCACTTAGAGAATGGGCAGCAGCTCCGATTAAGATTACTAGCTTTTTTAGAAGTAGAGCTTTGAACAATGTGTTTGGAGCAAAAAATTCAGCGCATATGGATGGAAGTGCTATAGATTTTGATGACACGCTAGGAAAAAAGAAAAACGCTCAGATGTTTCATTACATCAAAGACAACTTAGAGTTTGACACTTTGATATGGGAATTTGGCACAGACAAGAATCCAGATTGGGTTCACGTTTCTTACTATCCTGATAGAGAGAACAGACAAAGAGTTTTAAGAGCAGTTAAGATTAACAATCAAACGCACTATCAACCCTATGAAAAAAAAGAAGTTTAAGGATACTCAAGTAGGACAATTCTTAATGCAAAAAATTCCTAGAGTAGTAGGAAAATTAGCAGAAGATACTCCTATAGGGTCAGTCATAGAAGCTATCATAGGCAACTCAGATATGACCGCTGAGGATAAAGACATCGCATTAGCTAAACTAGAACTAGAACGAACAGAAATAGATGGCATAACTAAAAGATGGGTAGCTGATTCAAGAAGTGGGAGCTGGCTTGCACAAAACGTTAGACCACTAACACTTGCTTTCCTTACAGCTTCTTTTGTAGTGGGCTGGGCAATGCAGCTAGATGAGCTAGAAACTGTCAAAGAATTACTTCAAATTGTATTTATAGGATATTTTGGTAGTAGAGGTGCAGAGAAGATAATAGGCAACAAACATCACAAATAAGCCACTTTTTAGACTCTTAGAGCAACTTTTAGTTGTTTATGGTATGTAGATATACCTAGCTTGATAAAAGCCTCTTAAATCGCTCTATTTTAATTATTGACTAGCTATTCTTAGAATATACTCTTAGAGTAGCTAGTTTATAGTTATAGTTATTCTTAGTGTTACTCTAAGATGTTACTCTATGTTACTAAGAAGTAGCTATATATAGAAAAAATAAAAAAAAATTTATAACTTGCAAATAAAAAAGAAAAAAAGTTATGGATATACTAGAAAAAATTAGAAAGATATCAGGCTATAAGACTTGGAGCATTAAAAAGAAAGTAGATGAGCTGCTAATGATTGATAGTTATATGTACACGAATCTAGGAATCGACTCAACTAAAAAAGAAAAAGCTGAGGTCAAAGCTATAAGCAAGAAAATATACAAGGCTATAACTTCCATAAGTCCAATAGATGGGTATATTTTAGAGGCGCATATGAATGAAAAAGATATGACAAGTGTCGAAGAAGCCAATTAAATCTAAACTTGTTAAAAAGCTGGATATTATTTTTTCTCAGTACATTAGAAACAAGTACGCTAACAAACAAGGAATGGTAAAGTGCTTCACTTGTGATAGGGTATACCCTGTTAAGAATATTCAGAACGGGCACTTTATGTCAAGAAAGCATATGAGTACCAGATGGCAAGAAGATAACTGTCGACCCCAATGCTATAGCTGTAATATTATGAAGCAGGGGATGCAATATGAGATGGGCAAGCGTTTAGGAAAAAAAACAGCAGAAAAGATGTATATGCTAAGTAAAGAGATTGTAAAGTTCTCTGTTGATGATTTACAAGAAATGATTGAACACTACCAAAAAGAATTAAAAAAGATGGGAGTGTCCTAAGAATTGACTATATTTGCCCTGTATATCATAATACTTGTTAAGAGAGGTGGAGGTTTTAAAAAATTTCTGCCTCTTTTTTTTTGTTTTTAAAATATTTATTTATATTTGTTAAAAATAATAGTATTATGGATATTAAATATTACACCAATGAACAGTTGCTGGATGCTGTACAAAATCCTGAATTACTAGATGCTTATCGTAAGGCTTGTAAAGAAGAGTTTGATAGACGTTATGAAGAGTTTATTAAACAAACTACAGAAGAGACTTTAAAACTTATTACGCCTATGATTAAAACTCTTATAAACCAATATTCAGAGTCTAACAAATCAAGATTAAAATAGTTAGAAATGACTTACATTGAAGATTTGCTCAGACTTTATGTAACTAGAATTGAAGCACTAGAGAACAAAGTTGCCGAACTAGAGGCAAAGTTAGAAATTAATCAAAACAATTATTATGCAGAGTAAAATTACCCACATAGAGCCAAAAGGAACGTGGAACAATGGACAGCGAACATTTAACAAGTATCAAGTTAGTTTTGCTAATGGAGATTCTCTTGGCTTTTTAGCAACAGGAGAATTTAAAAAGAAAGTAGGAGATGTTGTAACCTACGAAAAGAACGACCAATACCAAACAGGTAAGCTAGTTTATGAGCAACCTCAACAGGGTGGTCAGCCTAAAGATGATGTACAGCGTTACATTATTAGACAAAGCTCCTTGAACAGAGCCACAGATTTATATTCAAGAGGTGGCAACTGGGATGAGCAACAAATTATAGAAACAGCTAGAATTTTTGAAAATTACGTATACAATGGATAAGACAGAAAAATTATTTGCAGATGGATTATTTGCATTTCCCACAGAAAAGGATTGGTTACCAATGAGATTATCAGTTAAGGTGGATGAGTTTGCTAAGACTTTAATTAAAAACAAAGAGTTAGCAGCAGAGAATGAAGGAAGATTAAATATTGATATCAAGAGAGGAAGTTCAGGAAAACTATATGCTGAAATAAATACTTGGAAAAAAGAAAAGCAAGTGACATCAGCAGAACATTCTCCTGACAGACAGGAAGCAGATTTACCATTCTAAGATTGGGGGGCAATAGCCCCCTTTTTTTTGTATAATTATTTTTTTTATAACTTAGTATTATGATATTAAACATTAAAGACCAAATTGAGAAACTTAATAAGATTAGAAAAGGAGAAATAAGAGAAGCCTATACGCTAGGTATTCCTGATTTTGACGAATATTTTAAACTTTCTTTAGGGCAATACAATATTGTCTTAGGGCATAGCAACGTAGGAAAGACTACGACAATTTTATATTTAATGCTTTTATATTCTGTTAAACATAAAATAAAATGGCTAATATATTCTAGCGAGAATGAAGCTCATACCTTGATTAGAAAGTTGATTGAGTTCCTAGAAGGATTGCCAATTAACAAAATAAATGATGAAGATTTAAACAAAAGAGCTGAATGGATAAACAATCATTTTAAAATTATAGACCCAAATTCGTTATATAATTATAAGCAATTATTAAAATTAGGACAGGATATAAAAAAAGCGTGGGATTATCAAGGCTTTATGATAGACCCTTACAATTCGCTTATGATAGATAAATCAGAGCTTAAAGGAATCAGCAAACACGATTACGACTATGAAGCATCTTCTGCTTTTAGAGTGTTCTGCAAAACAAATGATGTAACAATTATGTTATGTATGCACGCAGCTACAGAAGCACTTAGGAAGTTACATCCTGCCAATCACGAATATTCAGGACATCCTATAGCCCCTTGGGGTAGTGATGCTGAAGGAGGGGGCAAGCACCTTAACCGCTCTGATTCTTTTTTAGTATGCCATCGTTATACAAGTAGCCCAACTGATTGGATGTATTCTATGATACACGTTAGAAAAATAAAAGATATAGATGTAAATGGTAGACCTACAAGCATAGATAGCCCAATTAGGATGCGCTCTGTAATTAATAATGTAGGGTTTACTATTAATGGAGAGAATATGTTACACAAAGCAATAGGTAAAATATGATGCACTTTTTCTTTGGCGATAAGCAAATCAGCATACAGCTTATTCCTATTTACGGACTTAGTTTAGGATTGTTATACTATGACCCTAATTTAGAACCTGATAGCGAGCCAGTAGAAGAAGATGAATATTTCCAACAGATTACTCTAATGTTTTTATTTTTTGGGATTCATATAACAATTATTTGATGGATTTAGTTATAGAAGCATATAAGAATCATAAAGAGTGGTGCAAAATTGTACAAGAATTTGGTTGCAATAAAGATACAGCGGAGGATTTAGTGCAAGAGATGTATGTCAAGTTGGTTTATTTAATTGAAAAAGGTGTTGATTTAAAATACGACAATAGCGTTAATTATTTCTATATCTACAAAATACTTAGAAGTCTGTTTATAGATTTAAAAAGAAAAGAGGCTAGGGTTAATTTTATAGATGATGAAATGTTACACAATTACAATCTTAACCAAAGCAATGAAATATTTGAATCAGGATACCCAACACAATTTGATTACAAAAAACTACACAAAGAATTAATGGAAACTCTTGAGGAATTATATTGGTATGACAGAAAAGTGTTTGAGCTTTTAGATGGAGAGATTAGCATATCTGAATTATCAAGAAACACAGGAATAAGTTACTATTCTTTGTACAACACTTACAAGAAAGTTAAACAATTATTAAAAGATAAATTTTTATGAGATTAGGAGATAAACTAGAAACGATTTTTAAATATACTGGCATCAAATGGCTAGTAGAATTTATAAACACTCAATTTGGAATAGAAGATTGTGGCTGTGAGAATCGAAAAGAAATGCTAAATCGAATCAAAATAAACAGAAAGAATGGTAGGAGAAGATAGATTGTGGTGGTCAAACTTTAGGGAAAAGAAACGTAACTCTTTAACCAATAGCGAGTTCGAAATGATTTGTAAGTTACATTCGGAGTATATGAATCATAAGTTTTTCAAGCCTTGTACTTGTAGTCCTAAAACTATAAATAGATGGATAGAAGATTTAAACGAAATATACTCTCTGCCTTATGACGCTAGCTGAGGTACATAAGTGGGAACAAGCTGTAATTCGTTTATTAAATTTTGATGGATGGGAATTGCAATGGTGTGGTGGCGGTTTTGACCACTATGATGCGGTAGGAGCAACTCCTAAAGGGAACGAGTGTCTTATTGAGATGAAGTTTAGAACAACTTACTATGAAACTAAGATGCTAGAGAAATATAAATATGACCAAATAATGAATATGCCTTATGATATGGTAAAGCTATATTTTGTTAATGACCCTAAGTCTAACTATCTCTTTTGGTTAAATGAAATCACAATGCCAGAAGTGACAGAGTTATATTGTCCTGATACAACACTATGGACAAAGAAAAAAAAGAATAAAGAAGTTTATCTATTAGAAGAATCACAAGCGACTATAATTAATTTGAATGAATAGCTTAATTAGAAATTCTAAACAAGTAAGACAGTCAATAGATTTTACTGGTGTAGAAAATAATAAAATACATCCTACAGATATTGATTTTGTTTTTGAATTTGATAATAATATATTGATATTAGGAGAAGTAAAAAGATTAGGCAATAATATTCCTACTGGTCAAAGATTGGTATTAGAAAGATTAGTGGATAATTGGAAAGGTAATTCTATAGCTTTAAAAGTAGTTCATAATCACAAGGATGACGATACGGATATACCTTTGGTTGATTGCTATGTAGAATCTTATTACTTTAATAACGAATGGTCTAAACCTAAAAAATATTATTCTCTAAAAGAATTTATAAATGAATTAGGCAAGAAATGGAAAAATAATAAATGTAAATTTTAAATATGACTTATATAATAACAGCTTCATTATTTATTATGTCAGTAGGAATACTGCTGATAGGGATAGGAATTATTAAAGAATCACATAAGAAATAAGATATGCCATTACCGAAACCAAAAGCAGGAGAAAAGCAAACAGAGTTCATAGATAGATGTATGACTGACCCTGAAGTAAGAAAAGAGTTTAAAGATGAGAATCAAAGATTAGCGGTTTGCTACAACATATACAGAAAAAAATAATTTGCTATTTAAAGTAAGTTATTTATATTTGTTAAAAATACAAGATTATGATAGATACTAAAAGCGACATTGAGCGCACTTATTTAAAAATGGAGAACTTGCAGGATATTGAATATATCAGCAATTTCAATTTAGTAGGCTCTATTCTACTAAAATGGTCTAAGATTAGAAAGACTCAAGAACTAGAAACAATTATGGGATGTATGAACGAGATGGCTTTTTACAATTTAAAGCTAAAGCGTGAAAGAGATGATTTGTTAAAAGTTGTTTCAGAATACAGGTCAGATAAGATTAGAGCAGTAGAACGTGCTAGAAAAGCAGAAGAAAAACTATACAACAGATGATAACATTATTAGATGGCTCTCAATGGGAGAAGCAAGATTTGATTAAAGAAATGGTAAAAGATGAGTTCTATTATGGATACTTGTCTAAAGCTGCATTAAGCAGTTCCTCTCTTAAACTATTACTAAGCAGTCCTAAGACTTACAAGCACGTTACAGAATATGGTAATCCTGAAAGCCAAGCACTAAGAGATGGCTGGCTATTTCACACAGCTATATTAGAACCTGATGTATTTAATGCGCAGGTATTTGTTGATGTAGCTTCTAAGAATACAAAGGCTTATAAATTAGCTAAAGAAGAGCACGGAAAAGTATTTACGATGACTGAGAAAAAAGATGCTGAGAGATTAGCAGATGCTTTCCTAAGAAACGAAAAAGCATTACAACTTATACAGCAATCAGAATTTGAAGTGCCAATGATAGGAGAAGTGATGGGTATGCCCTTTAGAGGTAAAGCTGATGTGCTAGGTAAGAATGGAATCGTAGATTTAAAAACTACAACTGACATCAAAGCATTTAAGTATTCAGCTATGAAATATGGATATTCCGTACAATGCTATCTTTATTGTGAACTCTTTGGGGTAGACTACAAAGACTTTACTTTCTTAGCACTAGACAAAGGCAGTTTAGATATAGCGGTGTATCATTGCTCAGAGGAGTTTTACTTAGATGGAAAACAAAAGACTGAAAAAGCAATAGAAACATACGACACATATTTTCTACAAGCAGCAGACTTAGACCAATATTATATAGAAGGAATTTTATAGATTAAGATATGATTATAGAACAAAGAGTAAGAAGAGAAATACAAAAAATATCAGGAATAGACCCTTTTATTAGAACTAGAAAAAGAGAAGTAGTAGAATCAAGAGCTTTATACATTCACTTGCTATATAAGTATTACAAGAAAAGACCTTATCACATAGCTAAAGTTATAGGACTTAATCACGCTACCATATTACACTCTTTAAAGAATTTTGATATATATGTAAGTTATAATAGAGAACTAGAAAAATACCTCTATGAGATGCTTATGAATCAAGGGTATGATAAGATAGAAATGAGAAAAGAATATATAAGGCTAAAAGTAGATTACTTAGCTGAGAAAGATGTAATAAAACTTAGCGACAAAGTAAGAGATATGTATGAGGAATCATTGATAGAACAAAATAGGATTGAAGAAAAATTGTAAAAAAAAAATTAATTAAGCTATAATTGTGCAGATAACTAATGAGGATAATATGGAGCTAATGGCTAGGTATCCTGACAAGTACTTTGACCTTGCAATAGTTGACCCACCTTATGGTATAGGAAACTTTAGTCAAGGTGTAGGAGATAAAAAACAAAAGTGGGAGTATGATTGGAATAATAAAACACCAAACATAGATTATTTTAAAGAATTACAAAGGGTAAGCAAAGAGCAAATAGTTTGGGGTGCTAACTATTATAATTGTTTTAATGATAAAGGCGGTGCTATTGTTTGGTATAAAGATGTGAAACATCCTAATATGAGCAAATGTGAAATTGCAAGTTATAGTAGGCTTAAAAAAGTAGATTTTTATAGATATGATTGGAGTAATACAGATAGATATAACGAATTAAATAAAAAAGATTTTGATATACATCCTTGCCAAAAACCTATTTCATTATATGAATGGCTATTAATAAACTATGCTAAAGAGGGAGACAAAATATTAGACACGCATTTAGGTAGTGGTTCAATAGCAATTGCTTGTCATAATTTAGGATTTGATTTAACAGCTTGCGAATTAGATAAGGATTACTATGAAGCAGCTATGAAAAGAATAAAAGAGCATCAATCTCAAATAAGAATGTTTTAGATAAAATACACAAATTACACACAAATGAGGGATAAAGAAAAGTTTTTAGAAGTCTTTGCAAACAATCTAGGTAACGTACAGGACTCTTGCTTGGCAGCAGGGATAGCTAGAAAAACATATTATAACTGGAGGGATAGTGATGAGGACTTTGCGCAAGCAGTAGAAGAAATCCAAGAAGGATTAATAGACTTGGCAGAATCTAAACTGTTAGAGAATATTAAGAGTGGCAAAACAAATGAGATTCTATTCTACCTAAAAACCAAAGGAAAGTATAGAGGGTATGTAGAGCGACAAGAAATAACAGGAGCAGATGGTATGCCTAATAAGATAGAGATAGAGATTGTCAACAAGTTTGAAGATAAGGACTAATAAGGTATTCCATTCGCTACAAAAATCTAATAAGAAAATAATAGCGCATCAGGGTGGAACAAGAAGTGGAAAGACTTACAACATACTTCTTTGGATTATCTTTGAGTATTGCAACCTCAACACAGATAAAGTAATTACAATATGTAGAAATACATTCCCAGCTCTTAGGGCTACTGTAATGCGTGACTTCTTAGAGATATTAAAGAAGCACAATCTTTACAGAGAAGAAGAGCATAACAAAACAAATTCAGAGTACAGGTTATTTGGTAACCTAGTAGAGTTCATTTCTTTAGACTTCCCACAAAAGGTAAGAGGTAGAAAAAGGGATTTGCTGTTTTGTAATGAGGCTAACGAGCTAACATACGAGCAATGGAATCAATTACTATTTAGAACAGAGGGTAGGATTATAATAGACTTTAACCCATCAGATGAGTTCCACTTTATATATGACAAAGTATTAGATAGAGAGGATTGTGACTTCTACGTTACCACATACAAAGACAACCCATTCTTAGACCCTCTTCTTATAGAAGAAATTGAAAGGCTACAATACACAGACGAACAGTACTGGCAAATCTATGGACTAGGACTTAGAGGAATAAGCAAAGCAACTATATTTACTTTCACAGAAGGCAAAAGACCAGAAGATGCAGAGCTTGTAGGATATGGTATGGACATAGGATATTCTGTAGACCCAAGTAGCTTAGTTGAGGTTTATAAAAAGGATTACACACTTTATTGCAAAGAACTTCTGTATAGAACTATGATGACTACTGTTGATTTGCATAACTTCTTAAAGCAACAAACGATAAACGAATACATCTACATAGATTCAGCAGAGCCAAGATTAATAGAAGAGCTTAGGAGAATGGGCAATATGGTTAGACCTACAATAAAAGGACAGGACAGTATTAGAGCAGGAATAGATTTATTAAAGCGATACAAGCTAGTTTTAGACCCACAGAGCGACAATCTAATAAGAGAGATGCGTAACTACAAGTGGGAGGAAGATAGGACAGGAAAACTGCTTAATAAGCCTAAACAAGGAAATGACCATACTATTGATAGTCTAAGGTATGCTACATATAATGTGCTATCAAGACCTAACTATGGAAAATATGCTATTAGATAAAAAAAATATTTATTAAAATTTGTTAATTAATAAAAAAGTATTACCTTAGCTAAAAATAAGTATTATGAATACAATTAGAAATTACGTTTTTTCATTGATTAAGTTTGTTTTAATTTTGACAGGAACTGTAGCCTTCTTATATTTATGTCAGCTAGCGGACAGGGCTATGGGAATAAGCTAGGATTTGTTTTTATTAGTTTACGATAAGGGGTAGCAGAAATGTTATCCCTTTTTTTTATTTTTAAAAAATATTGAAAAATACGTTATATAGATATGAAGATAGATATTACAGTACCTGATAAACTTTCTGAGATTACTCTTGGACAATATCAGAAGTATTTAAAAATACAAAAGGATAGTACAGATGATAAATTCTTATCTATAAAAATGATTGAGATATTCTGTGGTATTAGCCTAGACAAAGTAATGAAATTAAAGCTATCGGATGTAAATGCTATTTGCAGTATTCTTGTCGATATGTTTAATGAGCAACCTCCTCTTAAAAAGCATTTTATCTTAGATGGTAAAGAGTATGGCTTCATTCCTAATTTAGAGGATATTTCTTTTGGGGAGTATGTAGATTTAGATAACTACTTATCCGATTGGGATATGATGGATAAAGCAATGGAAGTATTGTATAGACCTGTTAAACTAAGACACGGCAAAAGATATTCAATAGAGGAGTATAAAGCAATAGATACTGGTGTTATGAAAGATATGCCACTTGATGCTGCCTTAGGTGCTGTACTTTTTTTTTATCATTTAGGAATCGACTTGTCAACAACTATGATGAACTATTTGGAACACAAGGAGGAGAGAGCTTTACAGCAATATCTCAATTCAACACAAAATATGGATGGTATCAATGTATTTACCAGCTCGCTCAAGGAGATATTACAAAATATGAAGATATCACTAAACTGAACGTACACACAGCATTATACGCATTAACATTTTTGAAAGAAAAATCAGACATAGAGGCAAAACAAATAAAAAATAAATTCAAATGAGTAACACAGCAGCAAGAGGATTCTATGTAGTAACAAATTTAGTTGAGGATTTGCTTATAGCAGATGAATACATTAACACAGTTACTTATGGAGATATATCAGATGTTGATTTAAATAAGCAAACTATATTTCCTCTGGGGCATTTAATAGTTAACTCAATTACTTCAAGCGAACAAACTCTTACATTCAATCTTAGCATCTTAGCTATGGATATAGTCAATGTAGAAAAGAATGCA